TTGCAACGTTTGTAGGTGTTGCTCCTATAGGTGCTAGATTGTAACTAGCGTCAAAGATTAAGTAAGGCTTAGTAGCATCAGGTGCGGTAGTTTGTGTAAATCCTGTTAATGATACTAAAACCAAACTTAAAGCTAAAAATAATTTTTTCATTTTTTTTTGTTTAAGTTGTTATTGTTTTCAAAAACCTGATGTTGTTACACCTTTATGCTTTATATAAATATTTGTTAATTACTATATCCTGTTCTTATTATATAAAAATTATTTTGTTGACCATTTTGTATATTATCAACAGTTGTATTTAACACACCCGGATATTGTATTTTTAGATTTAATGTTGAATTTTTTATATCAGACCACTGTGATGATGAGAATATTCTATAATTAGGTTGACTGTTACTCCAATTAGATAATGATCCTATTATTTTTCTATTAATTAAATATAAATCACTTACCGTAAATAGATTATTTTCATTTACATCTAATCTATAAAAATCTCTAGAATTAAAAGATTGATTTAAAATTTTTTGGTTAAATAAAACTATACTAGAGAAGGTAGGATTATTTACTGTTATTGGGTCTAATACTAATTGAAAGTTATATGAAGCAGCATTTAAATTAGTTGTTATTACATATCTACCATTAGCATCTGTATTGTATGTACCTAGTAATGTATATGTTGATGCACTGGTTAACTTGTAGTATAGTTTTACAGGTATGTTTGATATTCCTTGTTCTTCGCTGTTGTAAACATATCCTGAACAGTTGAATGGGTCTACAGCTCCTGTAATTGTTGTTCTAAAATCAAAAGTATTCCCATATGAATAATTACCACATATAGTAGGAGATGATGAATACACCATAATAAATCTCATATACACTGTACCATTGAATACTGTTGTAGGTACTGTAAATGTTCTATTGAATGTTTGAGTAGTATTGTTTATGGTGGCATTTTGATCTAGTACCAATTCTCCAGGATCGGTTAACACGCCATTACCGTTAAAATCAAACCAAAATTTAAAATACTGTAAGTATCCACCATTAGTTCTAGCAGTATATGATATTGTTATTACGTCACCAGCATTAATATTAGGTACAGGATTTCCTGTATAATCATAATATCCAGGTCCGGTAAATTCAGTGTTTCCGGCATAATATTTTCCGTTTATGGTAATTCCTGCTACATATTCATACCCAAAACTTGTAGAAGTTGAAGGACATAGAGGTGATTGTCCATAAGACATAGAAATGCCTCCTATAATGAAAATAAGGAGGCATAACTGTTTTTTAATATATGTGAGATTAAATTTCATCTCATATAAATATTAATTTATTTGATAGTCTACAAATGTTGGTTTTGTAGGTGGTTCATTTTTAAAGTAAAACTTAATGGTTTTTGTTTTAGTTTTAATTACTTTAAGAAAAGCAACAGGAATAGCTGCGCCCGTACTTACTCGTTTTGGAGTTTTATCAAATAATACTTTAACTTCAACAAATACTGGTCCTTCAGAGTATGCTAATAATCTTTCATAATCTTCTAAAAGTCTCCAATGAACTCTGTTTAGTTTTTCATGCTGTAATGTACAATTTAAATATGAGAATGTTTTATATAACATTTCTTTAGTACAATTAAAATCAGCAGCTGGTGCTACATGACCTTTGTCCCATTCATTTTTCTCATAATCTTTTGCATCTGAGGTTTTGACATCTTTTACAGTATAAAAATCCATACCTTTTCTAGATGCTCCTACTCCAGTACACTGAACCTGATATTTTACCCAAAGTGGTTGTTCTAATGTCTCAGAGTACATCACTTCATAAATGTCAGTTTTTACATAAACACTGTCTCTTAATTGCCCAAATAATAATAGGGGAAATAATAATAATAGGCTAATAAGTTTTTGTTTCGTCGTCATTTAGGGCGGAGTTAAGTGTATTAATTTCGTTTTGAATTTTTCTTCTTCTCCATGAAGATATATTAGAATTAAGTAAGTGGTATAATTGAACAAGTCGTGATTGAGCAGTTTTAACTTCTTCACCATCAACTACTCCATCTTTATTTGTATCTAAAACGTTTGATTCATAATGTAACCCATCATTACCATTTTGTCCTATGATATTCATTCTTTCATCATTTTCAGGTTTTAAATAAAATTTATCTACTTCATCAACTTCCATCATATCAATAATGTTTTGTTCTTGTTTATGTTTTGAAATAAATTCTTTTAAACCTTCTTTTTTTTCTTCATTAAATATATCTTCTAATTTAATTTCCTCTTGTTCCCCGTATAAATTTTCTTTATAATTTTTTTTTGGGAATGCTTGAGAAAAAGCAAAGTTAGCTGCAATTACTAAAGATATAGCTAAAGGATCAAAAACAAATATAATTACTAATAATAAATAATTAATAATCTGATCCATAGGAGTACCAGTAAGATTAGATAAATACTTTAAGGGTCCTAATTCTCCAGCAGTATCGCTATTTGTTTTAGTTTCTACTATTTTAGTATCTAATTTAAATATAGAATCATTTATAGCATCTAATTTAGATGAAATTTCAGATTGTCGAGCATTTGATTTATCTAACTGTTTATCAAAAGATTTTGTATTAGCAGCATTTGTTGATTGGATTAATCTACCTTTTTTATCAACATATGAAGTTTTATTACCTGCTAAACCTGTTTGTAATTGAGTAATACCTTGTACTAAGTTAGTTTTTTCTGTATTATATAAATCTCGTTGTTGTATGAAGTTTTGTTTTTTAGTTTCCAACAATTCAACTTGAGCGTCTACACTACCCGCTTTATTAGCGGTTTCTTGGTAAGCAGCAGATAAAAAACCATAAATACCCATTGAGGTAATTAAAATTAACACTACAGTAGCTATCGAAAGATAAGTTCGAAGTACTTTGTTTATTGAACCCCAATATTGATATAAAAGAGAGGCAATAACTAATTTTGCAAATTCTAATGAACTAGCCATTACAATTACTTCTAATGAAGCACCAGCAAATAATTTACTTAACCCACTAACTGAATAAAATGCAGCTGAGGCTGATACTGATAAAGCAGCGAATGCTATCAGAAACGGAAATATACTTTGTTTTAATTTTGTCATATTGATAAATATAAAAAAAGGTTGGAACTAATCCAACCTATCTTTATAATTATTCTCGTTGTCCTTTATGTTTATCTAACTTATCTAAGATTTGAGTTAGTAACTCATTTTTAACTACTCCAACCATTGAAGCATTTTTTAATATGCTTATTAATTGAAATACTAAAAATGGAGCCATAATTGTTTCACTTAACCAAGCTGTCCCCGTAAATCCTTTTTCTATTGTTAGTATAGCTGAGAGCATTATTATCCAAAATAAAAATGTTTTTATTACACTTAATGCTTTACGAGTTTGGAATCCTTCTCTCTTGATTCCAGCCCACACGCCAAAAAATCCATCTGCAAAAATTACAAATGCTACTGAAAGGTATTGTTCGATGTTATCTGCTGTAAGATTCATAAAATATGAACCTATAAAGGCGCATGCTGTTGTCAATGATAATGTAATTAATAGTGAAGTTTTCATCTTATAGTAACTTATTTAACGTATTCGTAATACTTTTTAGTTTTTTGATTTCTGTCTTCTAACCCGTGAGTACCACCGTTAATTCTTTTTGTTAATGCTAATATTGCTGCATCGTTGATTCCTTGATCACATATTGACCACAATTTATTTTTATCAAAGAAGAACATTGCTGATTCAAATGAATAAGTTGTAGCTACTAAGTCAGGATTAGTCATGATTTCTGGTTTTTTCAAGTAATCTGAAAATGCTTTATAATTGTCTTTTCCAGTTAATTGAAGAGCACCTCTTCCTCTAAATTTAAATCCATCTCCTGAAGCTTCTGCTCCGTTACCCATTCTAGATGCGTAAACTCTGTTAGCGATTTTTTCAGGATTTCTAGCATAAGATTCTTCTAAGTTACCTGGAAAGTATTTTCCAAAGATACCTTGAAGACCTTGTGCTGAATAGTTTAAGTTTTCTGAGAAAGCTTTAAAACCACCTGTTTCATGAGCAGTTTGTGCGAAGAAATGTGCTGCTCTTACAGGAGTTAATTTATAAAACTCCATTGCTTTTTTCATTGTTCCAGGACCGAATACTCCATCTGCAGCTACCCCGATCTTTTCTTGTAAACTTTTTAAGCTCATTATTCTTCTTTTTTACTGTTTTTTATTGATGCAAATTTTTCCAATACATCTGGTAGGAAAGATCCTAAAGTAATATACATGAACGCATCAAAGATATATTCATTTAATTCTAAAGGTTTACCTAACCACCCTGTTACTAAATCTACTATAATTGCCATTACCATTACCATAAATGAAAGAAAACCAATTATTGTTTTTTCATTATAGTCGTTGGATTTTTTAAAAATGTCTTTAAAAGCCATATTACACTTATATTAAATTAAATAAAAAATAACTAATTAAGTGTAACAGTACTTTCTTATACGTATTGGAAATTTTTAAATAAGTCATAGATGACTTAAACGTTGGTTTTCAGTTTTTAGTTGATTAATTTGAACTTGTAGTTTTTCTTCTTGGATTTTATGTTGGTTTTCTAGTTCTTGTAAAAGTTTAATTATAGGTTTAGATTTTGTAGTTGGTTTTAATTCTTTAAGGTGGTTTAAGATTTCGTTTAACACTAGTTCTTGATTCATTTGAATTATTTTTAGTTAATACTATGTGAGAAAGGAAATGCCCCTTACTTATAGTAAGAGGCATAACATTTTATTTTATTAATCTAGTTATAAATATGTGGTATCTTGTTAACCATCACAGCTCACACAGTCTGCTTGTCTAGAACCTAAATCACCTTTTATTACTGAATCTGTTCTTAAATAATACAAGGTTTTAACTCCTAATTTCCAAGCTTCGATATGAACTTGATTAATCCATTTTGGTGAATCATTTACATCAAAACTTAAGTTTAATGATTGAGTTTGGTCAATATATCTTTGTCTGATAGCTGCTTGTCTAACTAATTCTAATTGGTTGATTTCGGGGAATGTTAAAAATAATTCTTTTTCATCTGGTGATAAAATATTATCCGATAACCCTACTACTGAACCATTATCTCTTAACATTTGATCCCAATATTCATCTTTGTTGTAACCTTTACTTTCTAATAAAGCTTCTAATACTTTGTTTTTTCTAATAAAAGTACCTTTAGCACCATTAAATGTATAAATGTTAGCAGGTAAAGGTTCAATACCAGCTGAAATACCACCTGTAATTACTGAATTAGACACTGTTGGGGCAATTGCAAGTAAATGAGTATTTCTCATACCTGTACCTCTACACCATAATGGTTCCCCATATTCAACCGCCATATCTCTAGATGCTTTTTCTGCTTTATTTCTAATATCACTAAAAATATTATGTGTGTGAGCTGTAGAGGCAATTGAGTTAAATGGTAATCCTTTTTGTTGTAAGAAAGTATGCCAACCCATTACTCCTAAACCTAATGCTCTACCTTTTCTAGCATGTGCATTTGTTCTAGTTAATGAATCTATACCATTAGATTTTTCAATAAATTCTTGCATTACACCATCTAAGAACCAAGTAGCCATCTCTACAGTATCTGTATCTTTCCATTCTTCATATTTAGCTAAATTTAAAGAGGATAAACAACAGATAAATGAATGTTCTTCATCTGTAAATAATGTAATTTCAGAACAGATATTAGTCATAGTTACATCTAAATTATTTAGCATGTAAGCCATTGGGTTTTGTTTATTTACATTATCTTTGTACATAATGTAAGGTTCACCAGTTTCCATTCTTGATTTTAATACTTTAGCCCAAGTATTTAATGTTTCAGAATCACGTGTTTCTAATCGACGCATAAAATGATCATCAATAACTACACATTGGTGTAAGTTTAAACATTGTCTGTTTGGGTCACCTTTTGGTCTTCTAATTTCTAAAAATTCATCGACATCGGCATGATTAATATCTAAATTTACCGAAGCTGCTCCTCTTCTAACATTACCCTGATTTGTAGCAATAATAGATGAATCATATATTTTAGCCCATGGCACTACTCCTTCAGATTTACCATTTCCTGAAATTTCGGTTCCACGTGGTCTAATTCGAGATAATGAAATACCTACACCACCACCAGAGGCGGTTAATTTCATTAGTTCCGCGTTAGTTAAACCGATTCCACGTATTGAATCAGGTGTATCTATACCAAAACATGAAATAGGTAAACCTCTATCTGTCCCCATATTTGATAAAACTGGTGATGCAAGACCTAGCCAACCATTCCACATTATTTTAAAGAATTTAGGGGCTAATTCTGGTTTTTTTAATCTAAAAGCTGCGGCATTTGATACTCTTTTATATGCTGTTCTTACTGTCTCTCCAGGTAGCAAGTATCCCTTGCTAATTGTAGCCAAAGAAACTTCATCCATATATTCAGGGTAATCTTTACCAGCAATCCAATTACTATAATCCGCTATTAAGGAGTTGTTATCCATTTTTGTTTATAATTTTATATATTAAAATAAGTCATTAGCATCCCAATTTTGAACACCTTTTGAATAATTTGTTACTCGATTTGCAAAAAAGTCTGTATGTTGTTTACCAGCTGATAAGCTATCAAACCATTTCATCCTTTTAATTGAAGCAGCGTCAATACCGTTTACAATAGACTCATAACCTAAATCTTGCATTTTAGTATTAACTCTATATTTAATAAAGCTAACTAAGTCATATTTTGAACAACCTTCTAAATCTCCCATTTCATAAACTTTATCAATAAAGTCTAATTCTAATTTTAGAGATAATAAAGCTGCTTGTTTGATATCTTCTTTTAATTCAGGTGTATTTAAATCTGGATTTTCTTCCATTAATGTTCTAAATAACCAACACCCTGCTTCGGAATGTAATGATTCATCTCTAATACTCCACTCTACTATCTGACCTACTCCTTTGAGTTTGTTTTGTAATTTAAAAGAAAGTAAAATTGCAAATGAAGAAAATAAATTAACCCCTTCAGTAAACGCTGAAAATATTGCTAATGATTTAGCTCTTTTATGCCAATCTACTTCACCAGTGTGTGAATCTCTAACATCCATTAGACCTTGAATCTTAGCCATTGTGGCTTCATCTTCAAGAAATTCACTAAAATCATCAAGACCTAATTCTTCATTTAATAAAGAATAAGCTTCAGCGTGAATTGTCTCAAAGGCACCAAATGTAACTGCCATTTTGATAATCTCTGGTTTTCTAAACCATTGAGTTACTAAATTTGTCCAATAATCATTTACTACAGTTTCAGTCTGTGCGAACCCTTTTAATATAGAACCTACAATATTTTTTTCTGTTTTTGTTAAGTTTTGTTTCCAATCATTTACATCAGACATCATTGGTACTTCAGTATGTAACCAGTGAGCCTGTTGTTGTTTTAACCAATAGTCGTGTGCTTCGGTATATTCAAATGGTTTATAAACGATTCTTTCCTGCAATAGAGATTTCTTTGCCATGTAATTTGTTTTTTTTTAAAAATTAGGGGTTAAGTTCAAAAAATTTCTGACGTAACAATTGCTTATCGAAAGTATCAACATCAGTATCAAACTTATTAGATTGGGTTTTAGGTGCCATATGTTCATCACCACCATCATCCTCATAGACATCATTTACTGAAATATGACCTGTAGATGTATCTGCTTCTAATGAAAATGTAATACCATCCATACCATATCTATTTTTCATGACGTGAAATCTACCTGTGTTATTTACTTTATCTTCTTTTTTACGTGAAAGGGACATACAAAAATCAGTGATCATAATTTTATCATACGACCCTGCAGCCTTATCTCCTTCAATAATATTATCTTTAGCACCTGCACGATTAACTTGAGAAACAGACCAAATTTC